GATTCGAATCAGTGACAGTAATTTCGTAACCACTTGCACTCTCCAGAACAGCCTCAGTGAAGCCATCAAAGGCTTCTACCTTGCGGAACCTTACAGTATCGCCCGTCGTGCGTCCATGCGAAGGCTCAATAACCGTGATAACAGCACTGCCGGAAGAACCCGACAGAAATGCGTTTGCGGGCAGAAGCCTAGCCACTGCCACCTCAGTGCGCTGATCCGGACGCGGATCATGCAGCGCCTGTGGATCCGGGCCAACCCGGATCGGCTCTAGCTGCGGATGCTTTGGCTCGTATTCGTCCCTACCGACCTTCGAGCCATTCCATTCCGTAACCATGTCAACCAACCGGTAACGAAACCCAGACCGGTCAGAGTAGCCCCAGGCATCTTTCCCCGAAGCAAACCTCGCCATCAGTTCACCCTCAGATACTGCATGCTCGGTTGCAGCTTCAGTGCAACGCGATCTTCATCCTCGTCTGCTGCCCGCTGGAACTCTTCCTCGTACACCGCCTTGAGAAGCTGCACCCTCTCCGGCGCTTTCTTCATCGCGATGTAGTAAGCAAGGCCGGCAACCATGCACGGCAAGAACCGAAACGGAGCGTCAGTCGTGTTGACCAAAGCGTCTACATCTTGGATCCGCTGCACATAATAATACACAAGACTGTCAGTCGAACTGTCTGGTGTTGGCCACAGTGTGATCTCTGGCGTGGTCTGGCGGTTATAAAAAAACTGACTGGGCCGGCCTGTCTGCGACTTGTTTGGTAGGGTTAGATAATCACTGCGCGACATACGGTCCAGTTCATAGTCTGTGCCGCTACGGCGGATCACAACTTCAAGCAAATCTGTGTAGGTGGCGTCAAATGCATAGGTCGCCGTGCCAGAAGTCAGAGCCTGCGTTCCCTGCTTCACCGTCCACAGGTTCAAGCCACGGTTGGCCCAGTCAGCGAACATTAGATTCAGTGACCGACGAGCCGTACGCGCATCGTAACCAGTGCGAACTTCCAGCCCGCACCGTTCATACGCCTCCTCGATAATCTCTGCTACGTCGAGGTCAAAATCTCTGGATCCTGAAGTTGCCATATCTCACTACTTTTTATAGGTGCCACCGTAACGCTTCTTGTTCATGCCACCGCACTTCATGCGAGGCATTTCCATAGCGCCGGCTTCCATCTTGCGAGGGGAACACATGTATGTGCCCTTTTTGAACCCAGGAACACCACGGCCTTTCAGAACATCGGCCTTGGTTACCTTGCCGTCCTTATTCAAGTCCGGAAAGCTCTTCTTCATTTCTTCTTCCTCTTCAACGATTTTACGCGCCGTGGCTTGCCGGCGGGTTGCCCTAAACGCTTTTTCTGACTGATTCTACTACGCTTTTCAGCAGAAGTCATTTCGGAAGCGGTCTTGGGAGTTTTGGATGATACGCGCTTCGTAGGACGACAGTACGGTGTGCCACGTTTTTCGCCCTTCTTCCGGCCACAAGCCTTGCCGGTACGCACATCTTTCCAGCCTTCCTTGAACCACCGCTTTAACGCAGCGCCTTCTTTTGTTTTTCGTACTGCCATCACAACTTACCCTGTGTATGAAGCGCCAGAGCCACAACACAGCCAAGCACCGTTAGACCTACAGCAAAGAAAACCGAGACGATCACTATATCAAGGATCTTCCTTCTTTTACGGGCCTGTGCCTCTTCTGCCTCCCGTCTTGCGACTCGTGCCTTCGCCTGAAACTTCTGCCAATCTGCCCACAACCCCGGACGACCAGCGTAAATCATAATCTGCTTCAGTTGCTCTTCCTGTTCTCGAATCTGTTCAAGAGCCATGAATTCTTCGAGATCAGAACCGCCGCCCTTGCGGGAGGCTTTCTTTTGCAACTTCTCCTTCGCACCCACAAACTCTGCAATGGCGCTGCCTGCTGCTGCAATCTCCTTGCCGTTCTGAACAGCCTGCTTGATCACGGCGAAGGCTGCGTTTGCTGCTGCGAGTTCGGCTAACATCAGTAGACCTTCGTTTCCTTACTTACCTGCCGGGGCACACAATACGCGGTGATGTTGTTGCCCTGTCTGTGGAGCTTCTGCGCGAAATACGTGCACTCGTTCAAGTCACGAAAGTACATGTCGTTGCTTGTTAGCCTTCGGTCTTCTCCTACACCAATGTAAACAAACAGTAAAAACGCATGGATCATCGCTAGGTGCAGCGGGTTTTCTTTCGCCGCCCATTCATAACTCCGCCGCAGCCTCGAGCGACAACCTGATTCGAATCTAGATTGCCCCGAAACGGTCGCTTGGCTTTTTGTTCGTGGATTCCACCGACAGCTTTTTTGGTGCTTTTGCCCCAGTTTGCGGCTCCGACCTTACGGCACTTGGCGATGGCCCCGCTTGCGTACGCCGACGGGAAGACCTTATATCTTGCCTTAACTTTGCGATAGCATGCATCTTTAGGCATTCCTGCGTTTCCTTTTACTGGCGCAGTGCGCTCTTTCGCTGAAACCACGAGGGCGCTTGCAGTTGACTTTCGATTTGCGGACCTTGCTCCACTTCCGTTTCTGCGGCGGCTTTGAAACCTGTTGCCGCATCGAACCGCGCGAGATTGCCATCGCCCTTCCTCCTAATAAAATCTTCCCACAACGGTGTCAGCATGTTGTGATTTGCTTCAACCTTACTGGCAATCACCGCTGTGCGCTTGTCCACCTCAATCAGTGTGCTGAGGATCCAAACCACAAGAGAAAGAGCCACGCCACCAAGACCAACAACAATGGCTTTCGCCAACGCTTTTTCATCTAGCATTTCCACCTCCGACGCGCCGCACAGATACGCTTCTTTGGCGTCTTCTTACAGTTGATGTTGTGCATTTTCATTTGGCCCTTGGACCGCGAACAGTAAGACGTTCGTCTCTTGCCACCACCCGGCTGCGGAGCTTTCAGCTTCGACCCTGTCGCCCGGTTGTATTTGGCACGGCCCTTGGCCGTGAGTCCAGCGCCTCGAGAAGCAGGTAACTTCTCTCCACGTTTGACTGATAGACTAACAGATTTTTTCTTCTTCGTCGCCATCAGAGCCTCGAATCGTTCTTAATATATGTAACGTCTAACGTGGCGGAAGCTGTAATTGTGCCCCCCGCAGAATCAGCCTGCGCTCTAATTTCAACATCTGTTTTTTCCGTGAAAGGAATGGGGTTCCAATAAGAAATAGCCGTGCTGTTGTTGGCTAAAAGAACCCTGTCTTTTATGTTGAAAACGCCGCCATCTGGTCTAGCGAGTAATGAAAAAATAGCAAACTTACCTGCGGAGGAAGAAGCTGAAACATCTTTTTGGTGAAGATAGGCAGTGTATCCTCTTGGAACTGTCCAGAGGCACATCAAGGTTTGATTGTCACCAATAGCAACTGTAGCATATTTATTTACTGGAACGCCTCCTGTTGGAGTAGCTTCAGTTCCCACATACAAAACGCCTGCATTAGCACCACCAGATCCTGCGGTGTTTACAACAACCCGATTAACACGATACCAGTTTAAAGCGCCGTTTAGCTGCACTCCTGTTTGACCATTCAAGGAGACTGTTTCGCTTATTTCGTCAAAATTTGCATCCAAGCCAGAAACAGTCGCTGTTCTAGCTCCTGTTCCCGCAGAAGTGTCGGCGGTAGAACTGCTTGAAATATACATCGTGGATGCTGTTGTCGGGTAGACATACAAACCGCCTTGCGCCCAAACGGTTTCCGTGTCAGTGCCTATGACGGAGTTGTAGCCAAACTTGTGAACAAAGTAGTGACCGGGAATCTGCCCACGAGAAACCTGTAGCTCAAACGGTTCGCTTGTGCCTACCTGAGATATAGATCTTATCTCGTGGACAGTCATTTTTATTTCCCCTACGCGAGGAAGATGGTTAGTTCAGAAGCCGTACCAGAGATTGCGCTCACATACACTCCGTTCTCCGCGATAATACCATCACCGGGGATGTTAAGAAGTGTGTGACCAGCCGGGAACTTCTGCTGCAACAGAGTTGCACCACCGTTTCCGTCTGTGATTGTGAATGCGCCAGCGGCGGTGCAATACACGCCGATCTGCTTGATACGTGAACGACCGGGACCAACAGCCCCGGTTCCCGTCGCGTTGTAGGCTTTTACTGGACCAGCCATAACCTATCTCCTTAACCTGCGGAGACGGTTACGACGCCTGAGTTGCTCCAAAGCTGACCAGCAACGGACGGATCAGATGTCGGAAGATCAGTGAGGATCACGACACTGTTGGTTCCGTCATGCGTGATCGAAATGTTCTCGGTCACTGCACCCGTGGTAGCGTTTTTGGTGATGTCCTTAAAACCGTTCTCAGAACGGACGGCACCGGTGAAAGTAGTATTAGCCATTTTGTACTCCTGTCGTGGCTAGTGTCAGATTCACAATGAATCTGTCAGGGACAAGAGCATAATACCCGAAAAAAAAGGGGGCCGCAATCGCGGCCCCCAGTGGGGAGGAAATGTTTCCTCGTTTAGGCTGCGCCCGGCGAACCGAATACGCAGCGAGGATCCGAGAATCCGAAGCTGTAACGCTCACGTGCCTTGAAGCGCATGTTGCCGGTGTCGAAATCCGGGTCCATGTTGGTCGCCAGAGGCATACGCTCGAAGTGCTTGAGGCCATTCGGAGCGTCAGTCTTGATGAAGAACGCATCGGTGTCGGTCAGGTAGTCGTTGACTACGTAACCTTCCGGAAGCATACCCATCGACTTCAGGGCGTTAACATCGTTATCGGCAGTGCCGACACGAAGGTTCGATACCAGCAGACGCTCTGCAACGAACTGAAGCTGACGCGGAATGATCAGTTTCATGCCACGCAGTGCGATGACCAGACCACGCTCATCGACGAAGCCTGCGATGTTGATCAGCGCATCTTCGAGCGAAGTTTCGTTCAGGTCTGCCGCAGTGGACGGCTCGTTGGCAAAAGTGCCACCGCTGGTAAGCGGGTGCGAAGCATCACAGAGTGCTACACCGTCGCCGCCGGCAGTTGCGCCTGCGGTGAACGCGTTGTTAAGAACGGAAGCGGCCTTAACTTGCTTGGTGTGTGCCATCGAACGGGCGAGGGCACGAGTGTAGCGAGATGCTAGACGGTCGTAGAGGTTGTCCTCAACAGCTTCCTCGGTGATCGAGAAACCCATTGCGACGGTCTCGTGGGTATACCGTGCAGTATACGCCTCGTTTGCGTCGTCGAACGAGATTCCAGCGCCTTCGTTTTTAACCGGTGCGGCACCGAAACCCGACAGCATGACCTCTTCCTCGAATGCTCGATCTGAGCCTTCGGTGTCGAAGATTTCAGCATGCTGACCCTCGTAGCGGTTGTATTCCATACCAAAGAGGGCGTTGAGGCCAGGCTCAAGCTCTTTGGCGAGTTGTGCGCGAGAAATAGCCATAACTCACTACCCCCTTATGCTACAGTCGCTTCAGCCGAGCCGGCCAAAAGCGCATGGTTATTGATCATCACGATCAGCGGGATGCCGGCGGCGGTGAAGTCAGCGTTCTCCGGATCGTCCAGAACACCAACGATCTTCAGCGGATGCGAAAGATCAGCAGCGTCCACAGTCGATACGTCAAGCTGTGCAGCCGAGATACCAGTGGTCGTGCTACCATCGTCCGCGCCTTTACCTGTCTCAGCAGAGAACTCAGCAAGCTCGAAGATGGTTGCGATTGCACCAGCCTTGTTGGTCAGCGATGCGTCAGAACAGACGACGAAACGCTGCATCGGGTTGTCGTACACATGTCCGATGATATCGAAGTTAGTGTCCGCGCCCGAACCAGGCCAGTAGTTAGACCAGACTTTTTTGCCGGTCGTTGAAGAAACATACTCACAGCCAGCGAATACGCCCACGAACTTCAGAGTGTCACCGGAAGCAGAACTAGAGACGGCGATTTCGCCGCCGTCAGTTGCGATGACCGGAGAACCTTGAAAGATCGCGCTTGCAGCACTGTCAATGAAGTATGCATTAGTACCGGAAGTAGCAGGAGTGCTACCAGCGGTATTGATGGGCTTCAAACCGAAGCCAACATTGGCATTTGCCATTGCTCTACCTCATAGGTTAGGAGGAATCTTTTCCCCCGAAGGTTACACGACTCTGCCTATCGTTGTGGATAGGCATTGAGGGATGTTGTTCCCTCATAAGGTTTTCGTCAACGGAACGCATCTGATTGCGGGTCTGTTCCCGATAGTATTCAGTTCTCTCTTCGACCGTTTCCTCTGGAATTCGACACAGCATCAAGCCGCCTACGCCAATAATCCCAGCATTCTTGCCTTCCTCGATCACTGGATAGCGATCTCCCATCTCGGGGTACTCGTCTGCACGTACTGGTTCCCACCCCTCACGGAGCTTCGCGTGTACGTTGGTTTTGTCGTCGTCACCACGGAGGTGAGTTCTGACCCAACGATGCTGGTAACCAGCGGGTGCTTCGGGTGCCTCTAGCTTAGAAGGCGGGGTCCAGGGCTTGCGCCGCTGAGTGTTTGCGCGAGTTGTTGCTTCGCGTGGTTTTCTATCAGCCATAACCTTACTCCTTCACGTACTTGGCATATTCCTCGAGCGGAACATTCAATCGCTTCGCAATCGCAATCTGCGATGGAGTCAGTTTGACTGTTCTGCGCCCCTTTGGTGACGACGACTTTGACGCCGTTGACCCAGCAGAAGCGACTCTGGGTCCAGTATCGCGCTTCGCTTCCGCAAACTTATGCGGGAACTCCGTGCGAACACGTTTGTCAAGTTCACTATAATACTCATCGGAAGATGGGTCAAACCCCTCGTCTTCAATAAGTTGCCGATGAATACCGAAAGCGGCATATGTCATAGTCTGATCGTTGCCAAACCATTCGTTCTTCGACGCCCATGCTTCAGCCTTTGGATCAGGTTGTTGGACCTGCTCCTGTTGAGCCTGCCGCTGCTGCGGCGCTGGATCAGCCGCAGGCTGCTCCTGCCGCTGCTCGTTCCGGCGCTTGGCTTCTTCATACCGAGCCTGCTCCAGAGCGATACGACTGATGCGCTGCTGTGCCTCAAACATGCCGTCTGCATCGCCATCTTCATAGGCTTTGCGGTAGGCTTCCTTGGCAGCGGCAGCATCTGCTTCTACGCGACTGCCAAACTCACCAACATACGACTGATCGAGCTTGTCAATGCGGGCACGAAGCTCGTCATTTTGCTGCTTGACCGCCTCGGCGTACTCGATAGCCGCCTGACGCTGACGCTCTTCTTCACGAAACCTGTTTGTCAGTTTTGAAATACGTCGCTGAACAGATTCCGAATATTGCTCTAACTCATCCGGTTTTGCTTCTTGCTCCGCCGGGGCGTCTTCAGATGTTTCACGTGAAACATCTTCTGGCTGCTCTTCTTCGTCAGCCGCGACGATTTCCAGTTCTTCTTCCTTCTCAGCAAGATTGTTTTGCATACTAGGCTCCGTATGTCTTGATATCATCAGGGTCGATGATGGTTGCAATGACTTCGTCGTCATTGATGATGCGAACCTCGCCACCTTCAATCTGGAAGCGCGATCCGGCGTACCGACCAATACAAACCCAGTCGCCCTCTTGACACCACGGCTTGCAATCAGGACCAAACTTGTCCGGATCCTGATAGGCTAGTGGCCCAAGACGAACCACATATGCCACAACAGTGGCTCGTGCTTCACGGTCTTTGGCTTGATCGGGAACGTACACTCCACCCTCAGTCTTGGCCCTGCCCTGATAGGGCATGACAAGAATCCGCCAGCCAGTAGGCTGCGGAATTCGCTCTGTTATGGGTTTCTTGGAGGCTTCTTCTTCAGCTTTTTTCTTGGCTTGCTGCTGCCGGAGAATATGATCAGGTACTAGAAGCGTCGTCATAGTTAGCCTTTGTCAGCAGGGATTTGAGTTCATCAAGCGCGTAGGTGATCCCCTGAATCTCACCTATCATCGCGCGATACTGCTCCATGTCGGAAGCACTACCGCTAGTAACGGAGATGCTAATGTCATCTACCCGTGTTTGCAAGGTTTTTTGATACCTTGATAGAAAATCTACAACGTCCATAAAAAAACCCGTTTTTTATACATGAGGGAAGGGATATGTAAAGAAAACCGGATTTTTTTACATAATCTCTGTGATCGGTCCGCCCTCTTCGAAGGCCGCACATGAATTCTCACCCATGCACATGAACTTGAGAAGCTGGCAGTAGCCCAGATCACCTGTCTCATCCTTCATGCACTGCTGCATTTGCGGAGACACATTATAATACGCACAAACAGCACACGAAGACTCCGGATTAATCGCCGGACCATACTGGTGCTCTTTCATGGCGAGGCGCTTGTTCTCCTCGTTGGTCTCCACGTCCTGTGTTGCGACAGGACAAGAACCATCGTCACCGCCACCGTTGACCATCTGATCAACCGGAATACCGTCTTGAATCTCTTTCGCCAGATCGAGTCCGTCTGGAATTAGTTTGATTTCGATTTTCATTGCATTGCCCTTTCTCGAGCAAGACGCTGCAACTCTTGAGCTAATGATAATGCTCTTGGATCAATTCCTCGGGGAGGGGTCACTGGCGACGGAACAGGAAACTCGGGACTTATGAGTGATGTTAAATCAACCTGCGGAAACGCCGGAGCCGGTTGCGACCTTTCATCCGAAGGATCCCCAAGAAGAGCGTCTATTCGCTCCATACGTGCAGCTTCTTCCTCTGCAAATGTCTTCATTCTTTCGCCGAATCCTTGAGTTTCCTCGGCGCGCCGGCGCAGTGACTCGTTAAACGTTTCTTGGCGTTCGCGCATAAGTCGTTCGTTTGCTGTTTCCGGTGTCGTGACAGTCGGACGGGGATTCACGAGAACACTGCCAGCCACCGGCGCTGTTGCTGCCGTCGGCTCCGCAGCAAGAATCTCGGCCACGGTAGGCATAGCCGCATCATCTGGCCTAGTGAAACCAGTCGATGGAGGAAATTGAGACACTGTTTCATAACGAACAGCATCTTCCGTCATCCGTTCCTCATCAGTAGTAAACGGCTCGAAAATTTCAATATCAGTCAGCCCAGCTATACTTCTTGGCGCCTGTTCTTGAAGCGCCGAAGAAACCAACTCATCCATGTTTCTCGGCGTTTCAAAATCAAAAATTCCAATGTCCTGCCGACGCGCATCACTAGCGGGTTGCCCCGGAACTACGAGATCACTGCGATCAAATAGATTTGATATTACTGCTGGCAACCCAAAACCACCGATACCCTGCCTGAGATTAGGATCACGTTCTACTGGACCAAACCTAGTCAGTGATCCCTCATCGAGCATTGGGTTTACGAATCCCGTAGAAAGATCAACAGGGTTCAAGTATGCGTTGTATGCTCTGTTGTTCAGAGTCGCTATAATTCCCTGCGACTCTCCGCGATTTCGACCAAAATTGTTCGTGTAATCTATTTTACTGGGATCAAAGCCAAAGACGCGGCTAAAAAATCCTTGTTTACCGTAAGGATTTGTCGCCGTACGGCCAGTAACATTCATAAACTCTTGCGGGTCAAGAGTGCCTGCGGCGGTTCCAGTGCCAAAATCAAATCCAACAGGTGGACCAAATCCACCTGTTGGACCGTCAGATTGGTTTGGTCCGCCGCTAGTTCTGCTCTGAACAGTGCTTCCACGCCTACCACTTAACCCAGAACGATCTACTCGGTTTTCTTCGCTAATTACAGTGCGACCGGTATTTGGATCAGTGCGAAACGTCGCCATCTACTTGACCCCAGTAAACTTCGTGCCTTGAATAGCCTTGCCGCCACCACGCGACTGCGACTGCTCCTCACGGTTCAACGGAAACTCTTTGGTCCCGAGCTTGGTATCACCTTCAATCGTCTGCATCACCTGCTCAACCGTCATACCACCAACTTGTGAACCACCCTTGGCTTTTTTGGTTGGGGACTGACGGCGAAGAATCTCCATCTGCTCGTCATCAGCATAGTATGGAGTGCCGGGGATTTGATATAAACTTCCTCCGGGAGTGCGCCCAGCAGTCACACCCTTGCCGGGGCTGCGCTTCTTTTTCCTACTAGGCTTGGCCGGTGACTTACGCATGTGTCTCTCCAATACTTGTGCGCCACCGTCTCTGCGACGACGGCCCTTTTCGATGAGGTTCTTGGCCCCATCATAACTGATTCCCATGTCATCAGCAAACTGCTGTATACGTGGACGAGCCATCTACTTACCCTTTTCCTTTTCGTGCCCCAGCCATACCGCAAATGCACCGGTCATGGCCCCCGTGACTACACTCACCAGTCCCGCCTGTGCCGGTGTCGGATCCGGCAGGGTCATGAACCATTCCACCACCCGCCATGCGGACACTGACATCATCACCATCATCAAGCGCGGCAGTATCTTCCACCGCAGAAATCTTTCCATCGTTAACTCGGCCACGGTTCGCCCTCGCTTGTTCCTCGGTAGTCCTGTCGTGCATATCCCACATTGGTGCCGGCATCACTTTTTACCAAAAAATTTGGTAGCAGCGCGTACGCCAAAAGAAGCAGCAACAATAACGCCAAGGGAATACTGATACCAATCCGGCATCTTTTCCAGTTGCTCAAAGCCACTCGCCACAACTCCCTCCATCCCCGGAATGAAACTCAACACGAGCGGCACCGAAAACAAAATCACCAGCCACTCGTCCTTCCAAGACGACTGACTGCCACGAGCCATCTCAAGATCCCACTCAAGCTCTCCCGTGGCCTTCTTCTCCATGATCGTAGCCTCGGCCTTAGCTTTGGCTACCTTCGCGCCAGTCTCCGCCTTGGTCTTCTCAACCTTGCCTTCCAGCCATGTGCCAGCCAGAGAGGCAATCGGCCCAATCAGTGCTTGGATCATTTGTTCCTCGACAGTGCAGCTTGCGTGTTAATCCGGTATACGTTGACATCGTTTCGTGCTTCAGCAATGTCCGACTGTAGAGCCTGACGCTGCTGTGCCAGTTCGTAAGCCTGTTGCAGCTTGGCCTGATCGATCTGGAAGTCCATCTGGTCGTTCGCCATCTTGCGCTGAACTTCCATCTGCGAGTTCTCCAGTTCCTGCTGGCGGATAGCTACCAACGGATCCTGCTGCTGTGCAGGCTGAAGCATCGGCATGATCTCACGCATGATCTGGCTAGTCTGCTGCGCCACGGTTGACTCGATAAGGTCGGGTGCAATCTGCGGCACCATTTCACCTGCGGCCATAGCCTGCTTGGCAGCTTCTTGGAAGAACGCCATGACCTGATCCCGCGCCAGCATACCAATGTGCTCCTGAACGTGTGACAACAGCAGCATGAACGCCTGCGGGTTGGCGGCGCCAACCTGCGAAGACAAGAACATGGCATGTGTCATGATATGCGCTTCGTGGTCCTGATCTGGGAACGCCTGAAGCGGCATGCCCTTCACAGCGTTCGCGTTCTCCGTCGCCGGATCGATAGGCTGCGGGGGCTGCGGAGGCGGCAAGATAGCGTCGATGTTCTTCACATCCAGTGCGTCGTACATGCGCCGGTAGGCTTCATACTGATTGTGAAGCTGCGGAGCCTGCGCTGCCAGTTGCATCTGTGTCTGTGCCAGCGACAGGCGCTGCGACATCGAGAAGATCGACGGATCCGACACAGGCAAGATGTCCACGCGGCCATCGAAGTCTTGCTGCATGATCTCCGGCGGGATGTTCTGCCCGACGAAGTATGGGTATGGCATCGGATTGTCGGCGAACACTTCGGCGAGGAGGCGGAACTCCTGCTTCTGTCCGTAGTGAAGACGCTTGTGGATCGAGGAGATGATCTTCGATCCCTGCTCGATCAGTGCAACTGTGGTTCCGACGGGTGCCTGTGCGTTAGTGTCCGCGATTTTTGCGTCGGCGACTTGGGCAAATCGTCTTCCTGAATCGACGATAACGCCCAGTAATTGAGCAAGTGTCCCAGAAGGTTCCTTGTATGGAAGGGGCATAAGAGCATTCCGAAGGTCACCACCGGGAGCATCAATATCACGGAACTCGCCAGGAGCAAGCGGCTCATCGTCATTGCGAATACGAACACCACGAGCCTTGAAACCAGCAGGCAGGTTCGAAAGAGTGCCCGCATCGATAAGCTGACGAAGGATAGAAGTCGCTGCACGTGACAGTCCACCTATAG